TGGCTACTCTCGGGGAGGTGGTGTCACGTTCATCGACTTTTCCGGGAAGATGAACCAGTACCGGGTCGGCAAGGACCGAGATCCTATCGACCCCGAGAGTATGTTCCTGTTCGAGCCTATCTCGGCAATCAAGGGCTGGATTTGCTGGAAGGCTGGAAAAGTCGTCGGCCGTGAGGAGTGGTCGTACTTGAACAAGGCCGCCGCTGTAGCCGCCGAAACCCTTGAGGATCACGGACCCTACAAGGAAAACGACGGATGGAAGCCGCTGCGCGGTTTTGGATGTGTTGCCCTCGACGGTAGCGGGCAGAACTTCAAGTTCTCCTCAAACGCTGACGGTGCCCGCAGATCCGTAGAGGCGATGCTGTCACAGGTATCCGACCAGATTAAAAGCGGCGAGCCGTCGTTGCCGATAATCAAGTTTGCGTCGGAGAGCTTTACGTCGAACGACCACACGAACTGGAAGCCTACCTTCCCGGTCGTGGCGTGGGTTACTCGGGAGGCCGCGCAGGGGTTCTTCGCAGGCGGTAGCCTTGATGATCTGCTCGCGGGCAAGCAGCCCAAGAAACTCAAGTAGGGGGAGGCCGCCGCCTGTTACGGGACGGGCGGCGGCTGCCCTGTTACGGAACACATATCTTTCAATAATTCAACCCCACCCCCCTCCACTTATCTTTACTTCTATACAGAGGGGCTGTTTGAATTATTGAATTATTCGACGGGATACCATGTACAAATTGATCACCGATACCGTCGAGCTGCAGCAGTATGTCGACGCCATCGACGACAGGTTCTGCGCACTCGACTTTGAAACCACCTCTCTACGGCCCTCAGATGGGCGTGTGAGGCTCGTCAGCCTGTTCGATGGTACTCGGGGTGCTGTCGTGGACTTCGACGCTATACAGGGCGGATTTGAGGCCTGCGCGAACATGTTCAGCAGGGGGGACTGGATCGTATTTAACAGCGGGTTTGAGCTGCGGTGGTTCATTGCCGCTGGCTACCCGGAAACCCGCTGCCGGGATGTTGGTTTCCTGCGCCGCGCCATCCTCGGCGGCGGCCGCTACAGTCTGAAGCAGGTTGTGGCGTGGGATCTCGACCGGGAGATGGATAAGACGGAGCAGACCAGCAATTGGGCTGCCCCGGACCTGACACAATCCCAGTTAGACTACGCGTTCAAGGACGCGGTCGACACATGGGATCTGTTTCAGCATTGGTACGACAGGTCCGACGAGCTGCATCTGGGGGCGTGGGAGCTGCTCGACGGGATGGTGCCGGCGGTGATCGAGATGGAGGACAGCGGTATGCTGGTCGACACTCGCCGGCACCGGGAACTATCCAAGCACTGGGCTGAGATATCTGAGGAGAAGGTCAAAGCTCTCCGGGAAGTCGTCCCGCCGGATCAGGTAGCCAACATCAACAGCGACACGCAGTGGAGCGACTTCTTCGCCCGCGAGATGCCGGACAACATCCTGTCCAAGTGGCCACGCACCGATAAGACGGGCATGCTATCCATGACCGGTAGCACGCTGTCGAAGATCGGAGCGCACTTCTACGGACACTTCGGAGAGAACCCTATCACAGCACTGGTCGACGCCCTGCGCGACTACAAGAAGATGTCGAAGTATCTCAGCAGCTTCGGCGACACGCTGTCCGACAAGGCGCAGATGCACGACGACAACCGAGTGCGCTGCCGGTTTAACATTGGCGCGGCGAAGACCTGCCGGTTCTCTTCCAGCGGCCCAAACCTGCAGCAGATACCACGCGACCTCGACCTGCTCGGCGAACGCACCAGTGTGCGGTCGTCGTTCATCGCGCCACCCGGCAAGAAGCTGGTCAGCTTGGACTACAGCGGGATCGAGCTTCGCGTCCTTGCCCTGCTATCAGAGGACGAGCAGCTCCTGCACGACGTTGTGCACGGCGACGTGCACGCCGAGGTGGCGTCTGTCATCGCTGGCCACACCATCGACAAGTCGACGCCGGAGGGCAAGGCTGCCCGTACCGCAGCCAAGGCCGTTAGCTTCGGCATAATCTACGGGTCCGGTGCTGGGGGCCTGTCCGTCACGATGCGGACATCCAGCACCAAGGCGCAGAAGTACATCGACTTCTGGTCAGAGCGATACACCAACGCGTTCGAGTACCGCAACGTGATGATGGAGCAGGCCGCCAAGACGCGATACATCCGGTGCGTCGACGGCGGCACCATCTACATGGGCAAGCACCCGGACCTGCCGAAGTGCGCGAACTACCCAGTTCAGCGGGCTGCCCTTTCGGTCATGGCCCGCGCTATCTACAGGCACAAGCGAACTCTAAACGCACATCGTCAGGCTAGACAGCAACAGCAGACACTGATACTATCCACGATCCACGACGCGTTGATTGACGAGGCTGCGGCCGACGACGCGCAGAGATGCCTCCAGCTCATGCAGGAGGATATGACCGCCGGTTACCTTGACCTGTTCCCCGGAGCCCCAACGGACGGACTGGTTGAGGGAGGCATTGGTGATAACTGGGGCACATTAGGTTAGAGGAGATAACCATGTTTAACAGTGTAATAAAGTATGACGTTGCTGCGCTCGAGAAACGCGTGGCTGACTTGGAGAAGGAGCTTTCGTCTGCGTTGAAGGCGCTGGCTTTCTTGAAAGGGCAGTTGACTACGGCTCAGCCCGCCAAGAAGAATCTGCGCCAGCGCAAGAACCGCCGCCGGCATCACGACGCAAAGCACTTGATGTACGACAACGAAGGCCGCGTCGATATCGAAAAAAGTCTTTCGGCTATTAGCCGCAGTGCGCAGGATATTATGGCTGGCTGCTGGCCCAAACACAGCGCGGAAAGCCGGATCGACCACGCTCTCAGGCGATCTACGCCGGGTGCTGGGGGTATGATTAGCCGGGAGCAGTGGCTCGCCGACAACCCTGAGCAGCTCGATCTATTTCGATGACCCGCACTGAGCAATTCGACGCCGCCTGCGCCGACGTAACGCAGAGGCGCGAGACAAACTACGGACACCCGCTGGATAACTTCCGGCGGGGTCAGGCTATCATGGATGTTGTGGCGGAGTGTCCTCACGCAGAGGTGCGCTGCGCCCTCACCCTGATTGCTATTAAGATGGCCCGGTTAATCGCCACGCCGGACCATCTAGACAGCGCAGTCGACATCGCTGGCTATGCGCGGACAATCGTGATGGCGTTGGACGAACAGGAGAAAAGAGATGGCTAAGACGGGAGCCGAAAGGCAGAAGGAGTACGAGCTTCGCAAAGTGGAGTCCGGTTTTAAGCGGGTGCCTGTCTGGGTTCCGGTAGACAAGATCGACGAGCTGAAGGCGTTTGTCGAAACCCTGCAAAAATAAAGCCTATGGGGGGTTGTCATACACTGACGACCCCCCATATACTGAGGGGACCAACCAAGGAGACCTCAGATGTTTACAGACGCAAAGACCGCTCTCGACTTTATCCTCGCCGGCAAGTCCCGGTTCACCCTGACCAGCAAGGTCAGCGGCAACTCTTTCACCTTCAAGATTGACGCGCCGAAGGATCGAGCGACCGGCGAGACCGACCACAGCATCCTGTTCGTCAAGGTGCTGAACGGCCCCGACAATAGCTGGGACGGCGACTGGCTTTTCATCGGTTTTATCCGCCCGGTCTGTCCATCCCGCCTCGTCGGGTCTAAGAAGGGCCACCCGGATGCGCCGTCGTTCCGCGCTCTGGACTGGACCCTGCGCCAGCTCGCTGCAGGGAATATACCGGAGGCGCTTGAGATCCGGCACGAGGGCAAGTGTGGTCGCTGCGGTCGCGCACTCACTCGCCCCGAGAGCATCGACAGCGGCTTCGGCCCCGAGTGCATTAACCATGTGTGATGTAGTTGAGACGATAGATCAGGCTCTCGGGAGGGTTTCCCGAGAGCTTGACAGCGCCATCTTCGACAACGATTATGAGGCTATCCCGAAGCTGGAGGCTGAGCTTTCTAATTTGCGTCGTTTGCAGCAGGCCGGTCACACGTGGACCGTTAACTTTTAACCGGGGCTTTTTGTCTCTCCCTTCCCCGGACGACTGGCGGCGCTTTACAGCGCCGCCTTTTTTCTTTTCCACGTCAGGAAGTCAGCGCCTTCCTCGAGATCCGCGAACGCGCTGATCCGGT